CGTTGTACGATAAAACGCCCATTGAGGTAAAACCATGTGCTCTGACATTGGCGGTCAGTTGGTGAACGTATTTTTGGGCATCCGCGTAAAATGGCTTGATGTCCCAGGCAGGCTTGATCGGATTGCCTTGTGCATCCTTCTCCCCTTCGAGATACATATCACTGGTTGCGGAAACAGTAACGCCATCTTTTGTGGTGAATTTTGCGTTTCGCTCAACTTGCATATTGGGAAAGGCGGCTTGAAGATTGGCCTGAGTTCCAATATGGGCCATCTGCCCACCAATGGCTTCTCTCGTGACAAGTCCCTGATCTTTCTTCCCGGTCAGGAATTCATTTTTCTTGGCCAGGATTTCCCCGGCCCGGTTCATGGCAACCTTGGCCAGTTCCTTCTTATCCCCGGCTAGTAATTTCTTTGTATCAATATTTAACCAGGAGGAACGAACTGTTTTCTTTTCATCATCGTTCAGACCGAAGAAGTTGGAAATGTCATTCGGGTCTTTGGAGGCAGGTGGCGTAACAGGAGGCTGCACTGGAGGGGGCGGAGGAGCGGCATAGAATCCCTTTCTGCCAAAAGCTCTCGCGCTGTTCATCATCTGGATATTGCGATCCATGTTTTCATCAGCACCCTTGACGCGATTTGACCCCATCACCGCCAGCATGGATGCAAGTTGAGAGTCGTTTCCGCTGTCATGCGCCTTCTGATTCTGCACAAAATCAGTAAAGGTGTTTCTCTCCCCTTCACTATTGAACAGGTCTTGTGTGCGCTCCTGGTTGATGGGATTGGCGAGAGCCTGGGCGATTCCCTGCAGCCTGGCTCCCACAACATCATCACCCGTTTTTCCAATATTGTGATTCTTGATCTCTTCACCAAAGACATTGGCGAGAATGGTATTACCCTGGGGGGAATGATAAAGATCAACATAATCAAGACCACTGAACTTCTTGATCTGCTCATCCCAATAGTCCGCCTTGCCACCCGCTGCGCCCTCTCTTTCGGTGCGTAGTTCGTTCATCAAAACATGCTTATCGAAGATGTTGTAGGATGACCATGCCCCACTTCGGGAAAGTTTCTGCCCAAAGCCTTCGTTATTGGCATCACCCTGCCACAACTCACCAAAGGGTTTAGCATTGCCAAAGACTTCATTGTATTTATCTGGATGAACCAACTGCTCCATCCATTCCTTATTCTTGAGATTAGCGGCCATCTCATCGTAGTTCTTACGGTAATCAGCCTCATTCATCCTGGGTTTGACGATAAAGGATTCGGAAACCTTGCCAGGTTCCGTGATACCCATTTGCGTCAGAGCACCATTGCTCTCAACGATCTTCCCATTGATAACATCTCGCCTGATTCCGGTGGTTTCAACATCCACCACCGCTGAATTTTTATTCATCCCGCGAATAACAGAGTAGGCATAATCCTGATCGGATACCTTGCCCATCCCCAACTGCGCCGCATCCCCGCTCGCGTATCTTGCGCCAAGGGCTTGCAGGTCAGTATAGGTGTTCAGAATCCCTGGAGAAACATCCACGCCCCTGCTTCGTTGACCTGCGATCTGTTCTCCAATGGTATTTCGAGCCATCGCCAGCGCCGCCACCGGAATAATGCCCCGGTTGCCAGTCTTGAGCGCGTATGCAACACCGCTCGCCTGGGCAACTTTCGCGGCTTGAGCATGGCCGTTCTCGGTCATGTGTTTCAGCATGGCGGCCTGGGCAGGACTCATTCCAAAGTTACCTGGAATGATCTGTCCGTTCTCGTCATACTGCTGCTTGGACATGGAAACACCCTGCGCGGCCATGTAAGCCGGTGTCATTTCCAGCGACTTGCGGATCTCGTTTTGTTCTTTTTCTGTTTTGCCGTTGGCAACCTGTTCCATCCAGAACCCGGTGACTCGGCTGCTCATGGTGTCACCGTAGTCTGGATTCTGGCTGTCCAGAACTTTATACAGACCCTTCTGCATTTCAGGGGTGGTTGAGAACATATACGCCATCTGCGCGGACTGCATCATGGCATAACTCGCGCCATCTTTCTTATTGGTGATGCCCGCTCCAACCACATTCGCCATCCACGGCAGGGTATCCATCAGGCTTTGACCCTTGTTATCCATGAATAGTTTACGGCTGCTGACACCCTCTTCGCTGTCTGTAGTGGAGGTGGAGAGGGAATAAAAAGGAATTCCCCGGTCATTCACTTTGACATTGGCCCGGCTGAGCATCGTGGAGAACTTTGTGCCCTCATTCTGGTTGCCCGAAATGACCTTATCAATGGCTTGCTGATACTGCATGTGGGTCATGCCAATCGACTCGGAGACGCTCTCACGATCATGCCCCAAGGCTTCAAGAGGATATTCGAGAGCGCGTCTTTCATTGTAGGTAGTGCCCATACCCATTGAGGATACTTTTTTGACATCCATCGAATCCAGGGCAAACTGTCTCGCATCATAGCTGGAAATACCCAGGCGTTTGGCGGCTTTCATAATGTCGCCAGTTCTCTTGGCCGGATCCTGGTTATTTGTATTCACCATACTGCGCATGGCATCCAGCGGAGCCGAGATTTTCTGAAGATACGGATTGATGCTGCCCGCATCTTTGGAGTATTCATTGAACACCCCTTCTTCAATCCTTTTGATCCTCTCGGAGTCAACCGATCTCAAGCCTTCCCACTTGCTGTCGACAAGATCGTAGAGCTCGTCCTTACCCTGCATGTTCTTTTTGTTCTTTACCAGGAACGCATACCAACCCGGGTCAAAGTCATAATCCCCGAAGTGTTCCCCACCAAAGACCTGGCCAACCCGCACAGTATCGGCATTATGGGCAGACTCACTCCATCTTAGAAAATCCTTGTGTGTGTACTGGATTCCAGCGGCATTCGCAGAGGCTCTTTGCTGATCTTCAATGAATTTATCGGCTGTCCACATCATATTGGAGACACCGAACTTGCCACCCTGCGGAGGATTGCGCTGTGCCAGGCCTGGGACACCGTTATAGGTGTTTGGATTCTTGGGATCGTAGTAGGTGTACGAGTCTGCAAGGTGTTTCTCGAATTGTCTAATCTGTTTGTCTGACTTACCATCTGAATGAAGAATGTTGTATCTGGTTTCCTTGTTGGCCCACATCTGATTGTTGCCAAGCACCGACAAACCGGCGTAGCGCAAAGAACCGGAATAGGGAATTTCCCTGCGGAACCTCTCTTTATTCGCGTCCCCACCCGCATCGAAAATACCACTGACATGATGGAGCAAGTCTTTGGATAGCTCTCGCCCTATTTCTGGCATGACCGTATCACCGGCAACCGTGTTGTTGGCATTGACCATCTCGCCAAATGCCTTCATCCACTTGATCGCGCCTGCGCCAATCTGCTCACCATGATCTTTGTAACTGAGGGTCTTTTGCGCAGTAAGAACGCTTGGAAGTGAAGCGTCGATCTTCCCGAAGTTGATCAGCATTCCCCGGCCCTTATCTGCATCTCCCCCACCCATAAAGCTGGCTATACCTTCGGTAACTCTCTGGTAATCATCCGGATTTTGGGCATCGTAGCTGTTAAGTAGGTCAGAGATGACTGACATTTTCGGATTCGAGCCATCGTACTGTAATACATCATCGCCTTCCACGCGCGGCATGTTTCCGGCAAGGTTCAAATCCTCACTGCCCACCCGCAGGCCAGCCCATGCGCTGAGTTGCAGCAGGGATTTACTGTTGTCATCCTGGTTATCAAGGATGGTAGGGTCATAACCCATCATCCGGGATAGGTCTGGATTGGACTGATAGAACGACTTGGCAGCTTCTTCAGCCAGTCCACCGCGACCACGAAATTCAGGCTTCCTCAAACGAATGGAGTTGCTGGCCCACCCGCGCAGATTTTCCCCATTTTCATCTTGTAGGGTGGTCATTCCGTTATACAGATTCGTGCCCAGAACCTTCTGGAAACCGAATGTGCTGTCCCACCGATCGATTACTTCCTGATCGGATGCGCCGTTGGCCTTCTGGGTGCGCTCGAATTGAGATAACTGGTGGTTGTACTCATCCTGGCTGATACCGTAGGATGGAATGGATTGATTCTCCCATCCAAGCTCAAATCTCCTCAGGTTTTCCACATTCCTGACACTGTTCGCTTCCATGCGAACAACTTTGCCATTCGCATCCCGCTCTGAATTGAAAACGGTCTGGAAAATATCTTCTCCGGTTTCGAGTTGATTCTTACTGCCATAGATCTGACTATTCGTAAATTCTGTAACATCTCTCCAGTTCATCAGGTAGTTGTATTCAGGTTTCGTTCTGTCTGAATTCCTATGCGCCCCACCGGATGCCTGGTTGTACCAATTCTCAACAGCCAGCATGGGCGAAGTAGCCGACTGCGGAGCCTCACCACGCGCTCGCTTCTCTTCAATGTATCTGGTTAGGACACCTTTCTGCTGGACAGTGGAAAGAGAGCCAAAGTTTGTCTCTGAAAACTGGATGGCGGGTTGCTTGATTTCCCCGGTAACAGACTCCACTGGAATATTGACACCCCGGCCATTAACATCCCTTTGAGTAATCGACACCGGCACAGGTGTTTCCGAGTATTCAGCGTGTTTTTCACCACCACCCTGCACGTTTACCGCGGTCTGGGTGGAGGTTGAGAGATAACCGGTAGGTTGCTCGGCTGTTCCTCCGGTAATGATCTGTGTTCCTTTGGGCAGTGCGTTGGCAAGCACAGCCCGATCTGTTGCATCCAGTTCCCGAAAGTTACTTGAGAAGAGCGGGTCATTCATATCAACCTGCGCTCTCCACTGTTCCCCATTTTTGGAAACGTACTTCGGGAACTGCATGATCAGGTCATTGACGTTCGTTTTACCCTGTGGAACAGATGTGGAGAGACGACTTACGATATCGGAAACACCATTATTTATGGTTACAGTCCCGATGGACTTGGAACTACCAGAGGGTTCGTGCATCTCGCCGATCACATTGGATGGATTTATTCCAAAACTTACCGCCCCGCTTCTGACCTGGGCCAGGCTGAATTTCGGCATTCCTTCAATTTCGCTGTCTGCGCGTACCGAATATCTCTTTATGTCATTACTTTTCTGCGATCCCTTCACAACCGCGCCGCCCGGAATGGGAGTTGGAAACGCAATTTCCCAACTGCGTTCTCCAGAACGAACAGGTTGGGTTGTGTTGCTCTCGAAAGTGGCCGGATTGAAGTTGAGCGCCTCAATCAGAGGGGCATTCCTGCCCTTTTTGGGTTGATCTCTTGGGAACTGCGGCACAATCGGAGCCATGACAGTTCTGGATTCGTATTCTCGCGTTTCCGAATTGAATACATCCACCTGGACGGGTCGTTCTGGAAATACTTCAATCTTGGCCCCACCCGGAACAGCGGTGGACTTGGCAGTTTTCCCGCCATCACCGGTCGCGGTCTGGAATTTGGTTGAGTACACCGGGATACCATTCCCATCCACGATAGGTCGGCCGCTGGAATCCCTTACGAAAGTTCTCTGGACAGATGAATAGGCAGATGTACCTTCTTTCCCCACGTTATAGGCATTGCCCTTGGTCTTTTGGTAACGGAACATTTCCTGCCAGGTCAGGGGCGTGGTAAATCTTGTTCCAGTCTGTGGGTCTATAAAGGATGTTTGAATCTTGTCCGGTTCATTGGAATCCACCGGCGTGGGAGTTCCAACCAGGGAGCGAACCATTTTCTCGGTTCTTTGTTTTTCGAGAGGGGTTGATGCCCTCTGGCCACCCGGCGCATTGGGATCCCTGGTAATAAAGTCCGGAACTAACTGTTTGGCCTTCTCCCCCGGCCCTTCCATCGTATCGCCACCAGTGTGCAGGGCAGACCTGAGTTCTTTCGTGCCGCCGAGTACATTGGCGAGAGAGTCCGAAGTCATCCGGCTGAAATAATCCAGCGGGGTTTTATCGGCATCCGTTTGCATGTTCCTGCCGTAATATGCCTGAAATGAGTCGTTCAGATTACCGGCCAATCGTTCGGAGGAAGTCTCCAACTGGTTCTCAAGAATCCCGGCCTGGGGGTCGAGAATGTGCTTGATATGGGGAAGTATTTCAACCTGATAGGATTTCGTGGAGTTATCACCGGCAAAGAATACTGTGCCGGTCTGGTTGTATTTGTTTGTCCCCTGAATGTCAGTGGTCAGGGTATTGCCCCGCTTATCCGATACGGTCACACGCGGAATACCCTTGCCGCCATTATCGAATTCCCATCCAAGATGCAAGTCGGGGTTTGTTTTGGAAACCTTGCTCTGCAACTCCTGTAGGTACTCTTCCTGATCTTCATCATAAAGAGGAATGGAGCTGCGTCTTTTGGATAGGTATTCGGTTGCCTTAGCTGCCATTCGTTTTCGCTCCGCTGATTTGCTCGAACATGGATCGTTTTGTTCGGGCAATACTTGCTTCGATCAGAAATATGTGAGGCTGATTCAATAAACCGCCATCCATCAGCGGTATTCCGTTACTCTCGCACATTTCCAGGTAAATGAGGATCTCCGGAGTCACGATCTCCCCTACCGTCAGGCCGTTTCTCAGTTCATTCAGCTTTCCATAGTAGTCTTCCAACTCCTCACCCAATTCTTTGTAGTGAATGGGGAGTTCTAATCGTTTGGGTTATCTTCAGTGCCCCACAACGGATTCATCTCGATCACACAGGCATAAATTTCATCTGCAACGATTGGATCGAGAGAACACCATCGTTTCCAGAATTCTTCCTGGGAAATTGGGCCGCTGTTGTTCAGGCCAAAACGAAAGAACGGATTGCCACCTTCGGTCTGGAGATTACAGCCCACAACAGTATTGCAAACTTCGATCTTCCGGATGACAGAGAATGAAATGCGTTTCCGGGCTACGGCGCTCGATCCTTCATTTTGAATGGTGCGCTCAATGTCAAAGTCGTTCAATTCGGCGGCACGCAAAGAGGCCGTCCCCTGGTCAGCTTGTTTGATGGTGATGGTAGTTGGGTCATCCGGATTATCGTTACCGTACAGAGCATCGGTTTTGGGTAGCGGAAAGGTTTTGAGCAGCGGTTTCATGCGAGCTGGCATATCTAAAACTCCCTTGAATTTTCAAATGAGGAAATAAGGGGAGGGACTTTATCCCCTCCCCTGTGAATTGCAAACTTCTTAGATTACCGGCCAGGCGTATGCGGTCTTCAGGTTCTTGAGGACAATACTGGCAAAGTTGATGGCGTTGGCCAGGGCAGTACCCTTGAAACGCATCATGATCGACTGGTTGGAGGCCAATTGAATACCACCCACCAGGGATAAAGCGCATTCAGCAGCCGCAAATGTCAGCGACCAGGGTTCGGTCATACCGGTCATTGGAACGCTGGAAACAGCTTTGGCTTCAAACCCGCCAACTGTCGGAGCAGATGACCAGGCAGTGCCAGTTGGGGAGCCGGTGCGGATCTGGTTATACAGGTCAGGGTTCTTCCACTTCACAAGCAGATCGAATTCCAGTCGGCGCTGAACGGGGGTCACATCATAGATGAATGGATCGCCATAGATACGTTCCTGTTTCAGATCGAGCGGGACATTCACGAAGTTGACACTGGCCTGAACAACCGGTAGTTCAACCAGACCGGAGCCGGTATTGAACTTGATGTAACCATCCACGGCGCAAGCGATCGGGATGGATTCCCAACTTTCAAAATCGTTGGCATATGTCCAGAGATTTGGAGCAAGATCATGCGCGAAAGCGCGGCCAATCACATCCACACGGGCGTTGATCGGGCCGTTATTGGGCAGAGTGACATTCAGGTTGACGATCTTGCAATCGGTGAACACTTCACCCAGGTCTGTAGCGGTTGTTCCATCTGAGGGTGGGATGTACTTGCGAAAACTCATGTACGGCACAAATGAGGGGTCTGATGCCTTCAGCTTGAATGTGTGGTTGTACATGCCGGTGATGCCATCCTGAAGCGAGGCAACATCACCCATTGCGCCATACAGCAGCCAGCCGAGAGTATCTTCCAACCGGGGCTGGAGAGTCAGACCACCTTGAACAATCGGGCCGGACTTATAGGGAAAGGTCGGGACTGGAATACCACCCACTTCGGGCTGCCCCTCTTCCACCGGGTCATTGACAGCCAAATCCACCAATGTTGCTCGATGCCGATACCACACAGGCGTAGTCGGGAGTACGCCTTTTGAAACCTGTGGTGCGAACGATACGATTCCCGCATTTGAAGTGATCGTCATTGCAATTCTCCTTACTAAAAAAACGAATAATTACGGGCGGCTCGACAGGTAGGACACCATCACCTTGCCGCGAAAGATATAACTGGTGGGAGGGCCGCCGCTCTCAAAAAAGGTGTTACCGTGACAGAACACTTCGACCACTCTTTCACCGAAATCGTCTACCAGACCGCTAATATCAACGTTTTCGATGGCCGAGAGCAATCTGGCAAGTGCTATGTAGGCTTGTTTTGTGGCCTCTTCTTCACTGAAGTTCTGCTGGATGAAATAGCATCCGATGGCAATGGATACTTTTCTGCGCCATAACTGCCCGCCGCCAATTTCTCGTGCCCAGGGAAAATCAATTCCGAGATCCTTTTGCATCCGATATCCGGTGATGATTCCATCCGATTCGGTGGGGTCTTCGTGATCACCACCCTGAATGGCAATATAGATGTTCTGCCGGGTCGGGTCATCCTGAAATAAACCAATCTTCACAACCTTGGCAATGGTGGGGTCATCCACATCCACATTCGTTTGCAGATGTTCGGTAAGGTGTTCTCTGAGCCTCACCAGGAATAAATACCCAATCCCGCTTGTGTTTACCGTCATACGACTCCATGAGGCATGGATGGAAGTCTCTGAGCAGCCATTTCAAACATCCTTTGCAGATAAGTTGAGGCTTGTAACAGTGGATTGTCGTCCGGAGTACCGGAGTCCACTTTTGTCGCGTACTGCCGGACATTGGCAGTTGCAACGGCTCTTCCGAGTAAACAGTGCGCGGCGGCAAAGTAGGCAAGTGCCGTAAACGCATAGAACGGTGTTTCGAGTACAGTCGCATCGGTGGTCGGTTTCGCCCAGGTTCCCGCATAGAACATCTTCGCACCCGCAGTTAGATCAATCTTGTAAGAGAATGAAATACTGCCCTGCGGGTACATGAGAAAAAACGGGGCATCATCATCTGGAATTCGACCGGCCTCAAACAACTGCATCCGGGGGGCAATTGGATAAATAACAATATCGTTCAGGTGCTGCGTTTTGATGGCCACCCCATCCACCTGAAGAAAATCAGATGGAAGGGTGAATGTGTAACCATCGGAGGAAGTGTTGAGAGCCTGTATTTGTTTCTTCCAAACCCAGGGCAGGATCGCATCCAGGGAAGCATGAATACCGGCGAGTAGCGCATCTACTGAATATTGGCTGCCAAATTTCTCTTGACCAACACCGGATGCAACTGTGTCGCCGAGCAACAGGAGTACACGTGCTTTCAAGTCGCTAACAGTATTCATGCTGTCCCTTTTTGCTCGAACTAGGCCTGGTTGATGCCACCCGGCTTGGGGGTGGAAACGGACGAGAAGTGAATTTCAAACAAGTTGGGTTCCCAAATGTTGAAACCACCCACAAAGTCCCACGAAAACCTGAAAATTGAGTCAAAATCGTCTATGGGCTTCGGTTCATAGAAGCGCAGGGGGCGATTGACGTTACCCATGATGCCGCCAACAGAACCCATCACCAGGTTCATGCCAACATGACGGCCTTTGGTAACGTAAGCGTAGGTTGTGCCAGCGCCAGCATCGATATCAACGATGTAGTTCGACATGATCGGGCGGTCAAAGGACAGACGCTTATTGACTGCATCGATTTTCACGATACGGCGCACAACGGTCTTACCGGAAGTCGGGTCAACGCCATTGGTAACGCCCCAGGCATTTGTCCGGACGAGATGGATGGAAACCTGATCATTCAGGGCGAAGTGACTCATGTCAACATTCGCAACGGGCGGAGTTGCGCCATCATTCCCGGTGTCAAGCTGGATGTAGTGAGTTACCGCTTTCTGACCGACATACCAGACGCCATCCACCTTTTCAGCTTCAGGGTCAGGGGAACCATCGCCAGCGGTGATCGGGGAAGTGACCTTTGCCTGGACAACGATTGCGCCGGTATTGTACAGAACAGCCGGGTTGATGCCGTAGCGATCAGTGGGAGCCTGGATAAAGCGAATGTTCTTGTACTCACCGATTTCATAGCGCAGTTTCATGCCGCTGTATTCGATGGAGGCTTTCCACATGGCGGCATCGGTCGCATTCGTGGTGTGCAGTGATTCCTGGAAGTCGTAAATCGCGCCAGGGGGAACGATGCAGACCTTGGCCGCAGCGGTATCCCCAGGAATTACTGGAGAACCGGTGTAGCCCAGGCGCAGATTCCACGCATTCGCAGCCTCGATGCCGAAGGTATCGCCTGAACCAAGTGCAGCAATACTGGTTTTTCCACCGGCGAAGGTGTGAAATTCACTCGGCCCGCTCAAATAAGCATTCCGGGACAGGATTTCCATCTTTTTGACAACGTTCTGCCCAAGCAGACCGCGCAAAACAGGCCGCCAATCGCGGCCACCACCGGTTCCCAATTTCCATTGCTGGAAGATGTTCGATGTTTCGTTGAACTGAACTTTGTCGCCATACCTTGCAACTGAAATCCGACGAGCGCGGCTGTCCACCCCGAAAGGTTCAGGGATGTACTGCGCGGACATGGCGATTTCATCATTGTTGACATCACCTTCGAGCAGGTCGGTGAACTCCGAGATAGGAGCGCCAGTTTGCTGAGAGCGATTGATCCACGAAACAAGTGGTGTGTACACAACTGGCATGGTATTGAATGCAAGATTGACCTCTGCATCCCGATCAAGCCAAATGTTTTGGTCGATCACCCCTACGGGATTTCGACTGTAATAAGAGAAAAAATCATCTGGTGCGCCCATAATTGCATTACTCCTTGAAAAAATGAAACGAATAATTACTGCGGTACGTCTTGCTTGTTTTTCTCAACCAGGAACTTGGAATACAGCGTTTCGTACTCCTTCATATTTCCAGTTGCCTGGGCCTGAATAGCCTGCTGGAGATAGGTCTGAGCTGATACGGCTGATGTTTTGGGTTCAGTCGAGACAGGGGTGGCAGCAGGTTTGCCACCGGCCACAAAGTCCTGCCCATTCGCCTTTGCGAGAGTATTGATCCTCTCGTTGAACTTTGTAAATGAAGCCCGAATTTCCTCTTCCGTACTCCCTTGAGGGAGTAATCCATCCTTCTCGAATGTGGCGAGTTGAGGAAAATCCATGAGGACGGTAAGACGCGTGGCCCTTGCCTGGAATGGCTCAAGAGTCGTAACCTTGCCCTGTAAATCGGCCAAACTGACTTCTTTTTGCCCAAGGGTGGCTTTCAGACTCGTGTTTTCGGCCATCAGATTCATCAGGCTGGCCTTCGTGGAGTCGTGTGCCTGTTTCTCTGTGGTGAGTTGTTCAAGTGCGCCTTGATGCGCACGAGTCGCCTTGTCGCCAGCCTTCAAAGCAGTTTCATACTGCGCCTTATAGTCATCGGTAGCAGTTACATCAGGTTCGGTAGGCATTGATTAGGTTCTCCTGTTTTAGCTTTTGGATTTTGGGTTTGATGCGCTCATGGACGACTTGGCAGCGTTCTCTTTCATGATCAACTCTGCCTTTTGTTCCAGCTCATCGTTTATCAGGGTGATCTCATCGTCAATGTCTCGAACATCTTCGAGTAGTTCCAGCATGTGATGTTGAGAACCAAGATCATGATCATGC